GATGCCACAGGGGCGGCGGGCAGGCCTGGTGAGGCGGCCGCCCGCCTCACCGGCAGGCGGCCCTCGTTGAGCGCGCTCAGGAACTCCGGCCCGTACTTGCGCACCGACGCGGCCCTGATCACGAACTCGTTGTGGGAGGCGGCGATGAGGTTCGAGTCCGACGTCTCCGTACCGGCGCCCTGGATGAGACCGCCCGTCGCCCGCCCTTGCAGCGGGCCCGGTATCTGCGCGCGTCTCTGCCTGGTTTCGATATAGGTAACGGCCGTCTTCCCGTCGATGTTGTTGAGCTTGCGGCGCGCCTCCGCGATGGTGTCCTTCAACTGCTGGATCTCGCCGCGGATGTGCGTCTTCTTCTCCGACGGCGCGTTACGCAGCCGCTCCTTGGCATCCGCCAGCTTCGCCTTCAGGTCCTTGACGTCGCCCTTGAGGAACGCGGTCTTGTCGGGGGCCTTGAGGATTTGGTCCGCCAGGGCCTTGGCCTGGGTCTCGTTGAGGCCCATCTGGATCGCGTTGGCGATGAGCTGCTGGCGGCCGCGCTTGTAGATGCCGGAGACCTCTTCCCACGAGGAGCCCGACTCCCGGGCGGCCGTGGTCGCCGCGTCGGTCTTCGCCGCCAGGTCCCGCAGTGCGGACTCCGCGTCGCGGGCCTTCTGCGTGTTGAGGTTGAGCTTCCCGCCCTGCATGTCGAGGACACCGGCGTTCTTGGCCGCCGCTTCCGCCGTGTCGTCGATGGCCTGCTCGAAGGCGTTCTGTGCCCCCAGCGCCGCGCGGTTGACGTCGTTGAGGGCGACGATGGCCTGGCGCAGTCCGTCGGTGGACTGCTTCTGCTCGTCGAGCTGGGCCTGCACCTTGATGGCCTGGTCACCGAACAGACCCATCGACTCGGCGGCCATCTCCTGCTCGAACGCCTGGGCGGCGAGCGCGTCGTCGTAGTCGGTGGTGAACTTCTTCAGCCGGTCCAGGTCACCGCCGCCGGCCACCCACGACTTGCGCAGGATCTCGTACTGGGCCGCGGCCTGCTCCGGCTTCCCGCCCTGGACCAGGGCCGCCATCGACTTGTCCCAGGCATCGACGTTCTCCCGCGCGGTGGAGATGCCGGGCCCGGTCGCGATACCGACCCACGTACCGAAGTCGGAGGTGAGCTGCGCGAGCTTGTTGTCGGAGGCGCCCTTGGACACCATCGCGATCGACATGCTCATCTCGTCGAGATTGCTCTTCAGCGCGCCGGTCACCTTGCCGGTCTCCACCAGCGTGTTCAGCGACGTCGACAGCGCGTCGATCCCGACGGCAGGCTTGTTGTCGGACAGTTCATGCAGGACCAGGACCAGCGCCCCGATCCCGGCGACAGCCGCCCCGATCCGGGCCCCTGCGGGCAGCGACGCGATCGCAGCGCGCGCACCCGCGACACCGCCGCCCGCCGCAATGGAGGTGGCGCGCAGGGCGGCGAGCTGGATGCTCAGCGCGCCGATCGCGGCGTTGGCTGCGCCGATGCCGGCCGTTGCCAGTCCTACGGCCTTGATAGCGATGGCCAGCTGCAGATAGGCGGCGATCGCTTCGGGCGGTACTGCGGCGGCGATGCCCGACAGGACGTTGATGACCTGCAGCATGCCCACGCCCACTTCGGACCCGGCTTCCAGCATGTTGAGGAGCGCGTCGCCGAGGTTTCGCAGCGTCTCCCACACCAGGGGGCCGTTGTCCCGGGCGTAGTCGAGGAACTTCTGGAAGTCGCTGTCATCGAGTTCGCCGCTGTCGAGCTTGGCGAGGAAGATGGTCAGCTCGTCGACGGCGTGGTCCAGCGTCCGGTCGGCGAAGTCGGTGACCTTGTCGGTCAGCCGGTCGAAGCCCGGCGTGGAGACGGCCCCGCCGGCCAGGGTGATCAGCCGGTCGAACTGGGTTGAGGCGCCCTTGACGAGGCCGGTCGTGGCGGGAAGCAGTGCGTTGGTGACGGCGACGCCCTTGTTGAACGGGCCCATCACATCGTCGGCGAGGCTGTCGCTCCAGTCCTGGAAGTTGTCCCGCAGGAAGCCGACCGCGACCGCGGCGTCCCGGGTGGCGGGCGGCATCTTGTCGAGCTGCTGCTGATAGGCGACCTGCGCCTTGATGGCCTCCTGCGAGGTGCGGCCCGAGGTGCGGACCGCCTCCTCGTACTTGTCCTGCGCCTGGACGGCCTCGCCGATCGCGGAGATCTGCGGCCCCAGTGCCAGCCCGTAGGCGGCCGCCGAGAGTGCCACCGCGCCGAACTGGACGGCAAGGGTCCCGGCCGCCCCGGCAAGGGCCGCGGTCACCGGGATCGCAGCCGGCGCCAGACTGATCAGGCTGGCTTTGACCTTCTGGCCGAGCTTGTCGGACGCCTCCGACAGAGCATCGAAACCGCGGCGAACCTGGGCTGTCGTGTCGTCAACGCGGCGCTGAGCATCGGCCGTCGACAGCAAGCGCCCCTGCAGATCGTGCAGCCGGCCATCGGCGTCCGCGGTGATACCGGCCATCCGCAGCCGCAGCCGGTCGGACGCGTCCGCAGTCCCGTTCATTACGCGGGACAGTTCATCGCGGCCCGCCAACGTGAAGGTGAGACGCTCAGCCACGGGGTCACCCCCTTCTCACCGTGTGGCGATGTACTGGTCGATCCACGCGACCAGGCGCAGGAACCGGTCGACCGACAGCCGGTCGACCTCGGAGGGCTGCACGTGCAGGTAGTGCATGAGCAGCGGCTCGTACTGCAGGAACAGACCCCTCAGTCCTGAGGGGCCGCTGCCAGGTGGCCTTTTCCCAGCGCGTCGAGCGCGGCGTCGACGTCCGCCTTCTCGTGGGCGAGCTTGCGCAGGTGCGGCAGCATCGCGTCGATCGCGGAGTCCTCGTTGTTGGCGAGGGCCTCGGCGACCAGGGTGTTCAGGACGTCGTCGATCTCGGCCCGCTCGATACGGGCTTTCAGCCGGCGCCGCCACCCCGGCACGTCGAACTCGCTGAACCTCAGCTCCGGCTCGGTCCGCTTGCGAAACGCCCACAGCACGGCGCGCATCGCGGTCGGGTCCTGCCCGCGCAGCAGGTCCTCGATGCGCCGCCACGGGGGGCCGTCCATGGCGTCCTCGATGGCGGCCGCCTCGATCGCCGACAGGTCGTCGGTCGTCAGCTGCTCTACGGTGTCGTCGTCGTGCACGTACGTGATGATCATCCGTTGTCCCTTGCTTACTGGAGGTCGCGGCGGACGTCGCCGAGGACCCGTTCGACTTCGGCCCGCATCCGCGGCATGCCGGCTGCGATGGGGCCTGACCACCAGCCGGACGGCCGCGCCCACTGGTTCACCCAGCGCTTGTCGTTGCCGAAAACCGGGTGCCTCAGGCGGCCCTCGTTGATCCGTGAGGGAACGCCCATCGTCACGCCCTCGGGCAGGCGGGAGGGGTCCAGCCAGACGCGTGCGCCGGGGTTGGCTCCCATCCGCACACTGATCCGTACCGCTCCTGCGATACCGGCCCGAAGCGGCCTCTTGGTAGGTGAGGGGCCCCCGCGCTTCTTGCGGCCAGAGCCGGGCAACTGGACCGTGCGGATCGAGCGCTGCAGATCCTTGTGCAGCGGCTCGGCCGCCCGCCGGATCCGGCGGCTGGTGTTCTGCCGCAGCCGCGGCCCGCCCGCCGTCCGAAGCCGGCGGGACAGGTCCGTCAGCTGCCCGGTGCCCAGCATCTGCACCGTAGGCATGTCAGGCCGCCGGGATGGTGACGTTCTCGGCCGGCTCGCTCGTGATCGCGAACTGCGCCATGATCTGCGCCGCGCTGTCGAGTTCGCGGACCTTGGCCTGCGAGGTGACCGTGACCGGGAAGACGTCCATGGTCTGGGCCTCGACGTCGCCCTCGTCCATCCACACGACGAACCCGGCGTCCTCGCGGTTGAGGAGGGTCCGCACGTCGTCGCCGTCCTTGCTCGCCCAGAACGTCAGCGAGCTGTCGGCGGCGGTGATCTCACCGCCCACGACCGGCGTGAACCGGGAACCGAGCGCGGGGGTGGGCACGGTCGCCGAGGTGGTCTGCCAGCCGCCCATGGCGCCGGTCTCGCCCTCCAGCGCCGTGCCCGCGTTCAGCTCGGCGCGGGACGGCGCCGCCTTGTTCGCGATCGCCGGAACCCACAGCACCTTCGTGGTGCCGCGCCGGTAGTAGCGGACCGACGCGTTGATCGGAGTCGCCATCAGCTCTCATCTCCCCTCGGGGTCTGCCGACGGCGCTTCGCCGCGGCCTTCGTGGTCTTGTGCGGCCGGTCTGGAACGACCTGCCAGCCCGCCGCCTGGTGGTGCGGCACCGACGCCTCGTCCACCTCGATCTCCCGGTCCGGCAGATCAGGGTGCGACATCGTCACCCGGCTCATCAGACCGGCACCCGGATGACGGCCACGGTCACGGAGGTGACGTCGTCGTAGGTGATGGACGCGCGCCCGGTCGCGGGGTCGCGGTAGTCGGTGGTGACCGGGATCGCCACCTCGGCGCCGGCCGCCACCGCGACGGCCCGGTCGGCGATCGCCAGCCCCTTGAAGCTGCCTGGGGTCACCAGCGTCACGGTGTGGGGCGACGCATCGTCGTTCTTCACCAGCAGCAGCACACCGCCGCCGGTCTGGCAGGTGTCCCCGCCTCCCGCCGCCGCGGTGTACGCCACGGCGGCGCCGGTCAGCGGCACCACGGTGGTACTCAGTGCAGCCATGTCTCTCCTTAGGTGAATGCGCGGCCGGCCACGGTGAGCAGCAGCCGGGCCTGTGCGCCGTCCTCGGTCTGGTCCTGCACCAGTCGCGTGGCTTCGATGGCGGCCTCGAGGGAGCGCAGGCCGATGCCCGGATCCGCCCGCAGCCACGCCTCGACACGCGCCCCGATCTCATACGCGCGCCGGCGGGCGGCCACGATGTCCGTGTCGCCGCGGTTGGCGATCGCCGCCACGGTGACCTGGAAGGCCTCTTCACGGCCGGTGCCGAGGTCGGACCAGCCGCCGACGGACTGCGCCGCCTCGAAGTCGCCGGACGGGTCGCCGTCAAAGCCGATGATCAGCCAGTCGAGTGCGGCGTCCTCGGTGACCTCCGGCCCGTCGGCGATCTTCACGCCGTCCAGTTCGGCACTGGTCTCGGCCTGGCCCAGCGCTACCAGCGCTTCGATCACTTCGGGAACTCGGGAGCCCATCTACGCCACTCCGGGGGGAAGTCGGTCCGGGTCGAGCATCTGCACGGCCCGGTTGGGAATCGCGTAGCCGAGGCCGGGGATCGGCTCGGTCACGCTGAAGTCGTCGCTGGAGCCGGCCAGGCCGCCGCCACGGCTGGGGCGCTGCGTGCGCCACAGGTGCTGGAGGATGACCCGCGCGGCCGCGGTGATGTTCTCGGCCACGATGCGGCGGCCGGCGGGGTAGGTGACGCGCAGCGGCCCGCACAGCAGGCCGCCGTCCTTGCGGCGGACGATGCCGGTCGCCCCGTCCAGGTCCAGGCCCGCCACCTCGTAC